AGGTTTGCATTACTAAGGTCTGCACCTCTAAGGTTTGCATTACTAAGGTCTGCACCTCTAAGGTTTGCATTACTAAGGTCTGCACCTCTAAGGTTTGCATTACTAAGGTTTGCATTACTAAGGTCTGCATTACTAAGGTCTGCATTACTAAGGTCTGCATTATTAAGGTCTGCATTACTAAGGTCTGCATTATTAAGGTCTGCATTACTAAGGTCTGCATTATTAAGGTTTGCATTACTAAGGTCTGCACCTCTAAGGTTTGCATTACTAAGGTCTGCACCTCTAAGGTCTGCACCTCTAAGGTCTGCATTACTAAGGATTGCATTACTAAGGTCTGCATTACTAAGGATTGCATTACTAAGGTCTGCATTACTAAGGATTGCATAGCTAAGGTTTGCATTACTAAGGATTGCATAGCTAAGGTCTGCATTACTAAGGTCTAGTCTAACTCCATTTTCTTCGCTATTTAACCATTTTAAATGTAACTCTATTCTTTCTTTTAATTCCATTTTCAGCTCCTCATTTATTTATACTGTAATTATATCACAATTAAATTGAATTGTAAATAGTTTTCAATTAAATTTTTTAATTTACCTTAGAACCTATAGACTAGGTTCTTCAGTTACTTTTTCTTCAATCTTACTATTATACTTTAACCAGTTTTTGTACTTTTTAACAGCTTCTTCTTCCATCGGTAACCTTACACCTCTAGTTACCCACTCATCACACTTATGTAATTCTTTATATTTAAGCATAGATAATGTTAATGTACCAAATGTACAACCTAATGCAAAGGCTATATTTCTCGGTGACTCATTCGACATATCCTCATCTCTTGTTGCATTCAGTAATACCATACATAAGTCCTGCGGTAGGTGTAGTGTATATTTCATTTTATTTTGAGGTGTTGGGTCTGCTATCTGCATTAATATTATTTCAACTATCTCTTTATGACTTAATTTGTTTTTCTTATTAGGCACAAAACTATCAAATAATGAGTCTGGACCATTAAGTATCATAGATAATAATTTCTTACTCGTCGACCCCTCGGTCTTAGCTATTGCATTATACGACGTTTTAGGTGCTTCTATATATAACTCCTTAGTATACTTATCCTGATAGTTATTATATAAATATTTACAATAACTAACTATATCCTGAATATCCTGGCTATATCTATTAAAGTCACTCATTATTTTAGCTATCTCTAACCCCTCCTCTTCGCTTAGCTTTTCAGTAGGGGCCCATATAAAAAATCTCCTATCAGTCTCATCTATTTTAGGTAGAAAGTTGCTTGATATTGATATACAAGCTGAAGTCTCTGATATTGTAGTAGCTCCGCCCTTAATATTCTTTTTCGATATCGTACCTGACGTCTCACGCTTCATTGTTGTGTATAACTTTGACCATTTATCTGTATCGTGAAGGTCATCAAAACAAGTTAGTTTTGAGTTATAAAATGCATCACCCCAACTAGCCGTCCCTTCATCTACTGTAAATACCGTACCTCTAGGTAATACATGCATAGGTAGCTTAGCCGTAAATGTTGACTTACCTGTACCACCTTGAACTGTTGAATCTGTCGATAAACTAATTATTGTGCTCATTTGCTTCTGACTAAATATTATATGAGCTAACCAGTGATAATAAAAATCCTCAGGGTCTACAGACGCATGGGCATCTTTAGGCACCTCAAATATTTTCTCTATTGCCCGCGTCAATATATTATTAGGTTTAGCATCTAATTGCCCACACTCTAATAAATATTGTGTAGGCTTTAGCGTGCTTAATGTAAACACCCTTCTATTAAAGTCATAAGCTTTATATGGTTTATATGGGTCACTTGTTAACTCTATCATAGGCACACCATAAGTAAACATATCACTATCTAAGGTTGGATATAAATATTGTACTGACTTCTGAGCACGTAATATTGTACCACCTATATCCTGTGGTAGATGTGTATATTTATCTAATAGCACATATTTTAAATTACCTGAATAATCTATTGTTGAAACTAACATAAATTGACCATCTCTACTTATTGGTGCCTTAGCTATATGAGCATCAAAACTATCATTTTTATCATCTATTTCATAGACTGGTAGTGTAGGTATTATCTGCTTATATAATCTTTGCTGAGTCTCTCTTGACCCTAAATTTAATCTATGTTCTTTAACAAGAAACTTTTCTAAAAACTTAATTACCATCTCGTGTGGTATGTATTCATTTAAAGCTAAATAAAATGCCATCGTGTTAAATGTGTCATACGCTAACTTAGGTGCTATATAATCTGACCTACCTTGTTTTTGGTCAGCCTTCGGGGTTAACATCTTCCATAGGTTTCGTTCATCTGCTAATGTCCCATTAACATATTCCTCTATTAGCTTCTTTTCTGCTGGGTTAAATCTTTTATTAGCTATTTTAGGTGTGTATGAATTAATACCTTTAGGAACTAAGCTCATTAAGTAACTAATCTCATTGTGATTTAGCGAAACTATATCATCATTCTCGATATCATAGTACTCATTAATATCATATAAATGCCCTTCAAACACTATTCCATTAGACAATATATCTATTTGAGGTAGAGCACCTACTATTCTTGTTATTGGAAATTCTTCAGGTCTAACTACATAAATATGAAATTTATTATCTGCCGTCGTTGTAGTTGTCAACGTTTTTTGTAAACTCGGCATTTCTTTATATAGCTGTGCTATGTCTCCACCATCTACATCTATAACCATATAAGGTGTTGTATCTATTCGTAGCTTATACATATTATCTTTTGGGTACTTATCTATCGGCAAACCATCAGACCTAAATGCCACTATTGGCTCTTTCTTACCACTGCTATTAAATTTCCATATACCTGCAGGGTGTAAGGTAATATTATGTGCCGCAAACCTATCTATTATCGTTTGTTTATTTAGCATTCTTTAACCTTTTATATAACCGCTTAACTAACTTATTTAACGACTTAGCATTATCACTAACTAAATACTTTTTTCGTCCTTTATCATCAAATGTATACATCAGACCACTTATTAGTTTTTGGTCTCGCCATAGCTCTATTTCTAATGTATAACTATCTTCACTATTAGGTATTAACTCTTTAATTTGTTTAATTGTTTTTTTCATCATAATACCTCTAGCACTTTTAATATAGCACTTAACCTGCTTTGGTTCATAACTAAATTATGCTCTTTGTTGCTTAGTAGTTCTGCTATCTTCGTCTGCCCTTCTAGCTTAACATCAAACAATATTTCTTTACTATATTTAACTAACAACCTATAATAGTCTTCTTTGGGTTCTATCACACCTTGAGATATCAAGTCATATAGCTCATTACCTTTCAACTCTACAGTCATTTTAATCCTTATTTATAAATTTATTTTAGAATTATATCTAATTAATATTAAAATTTGTTTAAATTATAATATTAGTATTTAAATCTTAAATTAATTTAAGCATTTCATAATGTCGGTATAAAATCAGTATAATGTTAATTATTATGTTGGTTAGATTGTTAATATATCTTTAATATGTCAAAATGTCAATATATTTATATTATATGAGTAGATAATTATTTTCTCGGTCCACATCAGCTGAGCCGACTTTGATATTGATTATCGTAATGAGGGGAATTGATTTTATGGTTTCAAGATTTTGATATTGTGTTGACGGAGATGGCTGGTATATCTTCAATATGTCAATATGTCAATATTTTATTATTATATATTCAAAGATTTATTATCGAAATAATTCATTCTTATATAGGTTTCTAAAATGTCATGACATTTTGACATAATGAAAATTTAGTTGAACTGAATTCAAAATGCCTCACAGCCTCAGCAAAAGAGCAATTAGGTCTCGCTGGACTTCTTAATTTCGCAATAAAGTTTGAATGTCTCATCTCCCATATAACTGAGTTGACTGAGCAAAATGAGTGCCTCATCAGCCACTAAATACTCCAATTCAATTGTGTATAGTTTATTACCAATTTGCCTAGTAGCCTTAATAAATCCATCTTTACAACTTAAAGACATAAATGGTGATATAGGTTCGCTATGATACGATAATTCTTCTCTTTGTCTATTAGTTAGTAACATAATTATACCCTCACTATTTTATATTTTAAATTATATTTTAAATAAGTCTCAAATATTAGCTTTAAATCAACTTTAGTTATTTTAGCCAAGCTGTGAGGTATTCCATTCACAATCAACATTATAAATCCTTTATTTTAATTTTTATATCTTCAAAAACTGACATAACGATAGTTTAATTGAGATATAATCAATAAATATTATTTAGACTATAGTTACTATAGTTTTTAATATTTATTGATTATATCGCGATTATGGAGTAGTTCAAGTCAAATGAACTGAACTACTCATTTAAGCAAACTTTAATATTAATTATGCTAGACTTGTTAATTGATATTTATTATCAATTTAACATTTAAGCAAACTTTAATATTAATTATGCTAGACCTTTAATTCTATAATAATAAATCCTATTATTACACAAATTAGCAAAATACCTAATGGACTTGAGACCATTATTAAGCCTCTAGTGATTGATTTGCATCAACATAAAGTTGTCTAATATCTTCATACATAGTTGAGTAGTTTCTTTTATTTTTTAACTCATCAGCTTCTTTAGCTTTGTCTTGACCTTCTACTATTTGATTATTTAGTAATAGTTTCATAGCCTCATCATTAAGCTTTTGAGCATCTTTGCCTAATTTAGTCCATTTTGCAATAGCTTTTTTGCTATAACCTTTAGATTTTCCGTTTGACATAACCATTTCATCTTCAACTATATAGCTTGCGCAGTATCTACAATAATGATAGTTTATATCATCAATAGTTTTCATTGGATATTGAACAACTCCACCGCCAGTTTTAGGTTTTAAAATAGCTTCTAATGCATCAATTAATGTTTGTTTAGCTTTATTAGCAACTAATACTTCTTGAACTTCAGCCCATACATTTGATTTTGTTTTCATTTCGAGTTTCTCACTTTCTTTTAATTTTACATCGCTTTGTTGCTTTGTATACTAACATTATAATGTGCCTATTATTAAAGTTTGCTTAAATTCTCGGAAAATATTAATAAATTTTAAAATTTAATACTTTATAAGGTAAACTGAAAATTTATTTGAAATTTAAACTAAAACTAATATTAATTATGCTAATTGCGTGCGTCCATATTTAATGCGCGTCACGTGCGTATATCATAATTAATATTAAAGTTAGCTTAAATGATAGATATTATCATTTAATTTGTATATCATAATTAATATTAAAGTTAGCTTAAACGGTTATAATATTACTGATAATCAGTATCGACTTAGCATCTTAGTGGACCAGATGGGTCGGCATTGCAAGATGTATTGACTTTATTATTTGGCGATTAAATTAGTCGAGTACTTGACTGGCTTAGTACCTTCTCTTCTACTGCTACTTAGCATATAGATTTAGGTACGCCCTAGCTGAGGACCCTGGCGCCCTCCTTTTCACGTAATGAGGTACTCAGATACCAAACCAAAATTCAGTGTCATTATCAATTCAATCAAACCACCAAGATACCAAACCACCAAGATACCAAACCACCAAGATACCAAACCACCAAGATACCAAACCACCTCCACTCTATCCAAATATAAAATAATAAAAATTCCAAGAATCTAAGTCAATCCAACCAGATTAAACGGAAGAAGCGGCAAACTCACAACAATGTTATAGTTTAAGTTTATTTTAATATTAGTTTTGATATAATCATTAAAAATACAAAGGATTAAAATGACAAAAGTGCTACTACGAACAATTCAAGCTGAATATGAGCATACAAACGTGGATATACAAACAATATGTGACAAGTATAGTTGTACAGTAAAAGAGCTGAAGGGGTATACTACGTGGAAGAAGAACCCACAGAATAATATAGATACAGCGATAAAGTTTGTATATGAGACGGTATATAGCCCAGAGCATACATTAGATATAGAGTATACGGATGCTAATGAGCAACCACTACCGTCAAAAGAGGTGATAGAGGCGGAGATAATCCACACTGCTGAGGAGATACAGCATAATAAGCCGGTGGATATAGGTTCGTTGCCTAAGGTGGCACGTGATGGGTTCGAAGGACTAAGGTTACTAGATACTAAACTACAAACTCAGGCGCTACACTTGCTAAGTAAAATAGATGATATGCTAGATAGTTGCGAGACGACACGAGATGTTAAAGACTTGGTTACAAGTCATACAGCGATAAGAGATAGCTATTTTAATACTAAGGCGCCGATGATAAATATATTAAATGGGGATGTAGTTCAGGGTGATAAGAACGAGTTAGCTACGTTCCTAAATGGGGTGGATGATGACTGCTGATAAGCAAGTAGGCTATAAGCCACTAGGTGGTGATATATTAACACCTCAGCAAAAGAAGAACTTAGCTTCTAAAATGTGGAGGCTTAATCACCTGTATACGATAGTTACGAAAGATACTGAGAAGAAGATAATGAAGCTTAACTATTCTCAGCGAAGGATATTAGGTGATTTTAAACATAATAGGAAGATAATATTAAAGTCACGGCAACAAGGGATATCGACGCTATACTTAGCCTATAACTTGGATAGTTGCCTAACTAAATTTAACTACTCAGCAGGTATACAGTCATATGGACAGGATGAGGCAAATAAACTAGCGTTAAGAGCAAGGATAATGTGGGATGATATGCCGAGTGCATTTAAAACGGCATTAGGTGTAGAGCTAGTTAAGTGTAATCAGGATGGTATGTTTTTCTCTAATGGGTCAGTACTCAAGATAGGTAACTTTAGAGGGGATACACTACAATCACTACATGTATCAGAACTAGGTAAGATAGCTATAAAATTCCCTGAAAAGGCTAGAGAGTTAAAAACTGGGGCATTTGAAGCAGTAGGTAAGAATAATAAGATAACTATAGAGTCGACAGCGGAAGGTAAAACGGGACTATTTTATGAGTTATGGCAGAAAGCGTATCTTAAAGGGATAGCTAATACACAATTAAGTCCATTTGATTTCCAGGCTATATTTCTTAGTTGGCTAATTGACCCTGATTGTAATATAGATATTGAAGTTCCTATACCGATAGAACTGAATAGATACTTTACCGATTTGGAAATAAAGCTACAGACTAAGTTAACAATGACTCAGAAGTGGTGGTATGCCTCAAAATATGAGACATTAGGTGAAGATATGAAGCGTGAATATCCTAGCTATCCAGAAGAGGCATTCGAGCAGTCAATAGAAGGTACATATTATAAGCATGAGTATCCGAAGTTAAAGATTAGGTCTAACCTTTATGACCCTAACTTAAAAGTACATATGGCTATGGACTTAGGTATGAATGATGAGTTTTCAATAGGTTTTGTACAAGTCTTCGAGCATTCAGGTGTTAAAGTACCTAAAATTATAGGTGAATATCAGAACAATGGTTATGGTATTGAACACTACGCTGAAGTTTGTAAAGCGCTAAGTAGAGAAAGAGGTTGGGTATTTGGTAAGGCTGCAGTACCTCATGATATTAAAGTTAAAGAGTTAATAGCTGGTAAGACTCGATGGGATGCTATGAAAGAATATGGGTTTGATTTAGTTTTAGTTAAGAAACATTATATAGTTGATGGTATAGAAGCAACGCGGCAATTCTTAAAGATAGTTGAGATAGACGAGTCGTGTGAGTTAATTAGGTCTGCAATACAAAACTATAGGAAAAAATATGATAGCAAGTTAGGTGTATTTTTAGATTCTCCTTTGCATGATGAGTTTTCACATCCAGCAGATATGATTAGGTATATGGCTATGTGGTTTAAGCATACTTGCCCAACTGATAACTATACTATAGGTATTAATAAGTCTAGCGTTTTAAGAACTAAAGAAAATAGTTTTAATAACAATAATTATAAAAATAATGGATATGACATATAATTTAAACAAACTTTAATGTTAGATATAGTAAAATGATATTCTAAAATCAAAATAAGGATATAAAATGAGTACTCCAGAGCAATTAAATGCTAATGACACTCCGCTACAAACAGAGGTGACTCAACAACAAATCGACTGGGAAAAAAGATTTAAAGACACTCAAGGGTCTTTTACTAAATCTCAACAAGAACTTAAGGCAGTAAAAGCTAAATTACAAGTGTTAGAAACACTGACACAACCAACGATTCAGATTGACGAGTCAACTCAAAAAGAGCTTGATGATTTAAAATATTCTGACCCTGATGCTTGGAGACAAAAGATGAACACTCTTGAAAACGATGCAAGAGTTAAACATCATAGTTTACTATCAGAAGCCGAGAAAAACGCTAGCCTTCAAGCAGAATTGGAAAGACGTGCACTAGTTTTAGATGAATATAATAGACTCCATCCAGAGACTCAAATAACTCAAGAGTTAATTGACTTTGATGTTCCGGCTAGAATTTCTAAAAAACTTGAAACAGGTGAAATTAGTTTTGATGACTTTATCGTTGAGGTTCATAACTTTATTTATACACCTAAAAAAGTAGGTTCAAGTAATCAAGTGTTAAATCAACCTAACTTAGGCCAAATAGGTGGAGGTACAACTCCTAGTGATGGTGCGGTAATGAAAGACATTGCTGCTAATTATGCTAATATAGCTTATTAATAAAGGATTAAAATGCCAAACGGAACTGGTAAAGTTGCATTAACTTCTGATATTAAAAGAAAAGCGTGGATGTCTGAAGGGTTGATTCAAAAATCAGCTACTTCTTTCTGGGCTCCTTATAAAGGAACTTCTTTTGACTCAGTTATTATGGTTAAAAATGATATTTCAAAAGGTACTGGTCATACAGTAGTATTTGACTTCGATGGAAACTTAAGCGGAAGACCTGTTAAAGGTAATAAAACTGCTAAAGGTACTGGAGAACAAAAGAAAAAATTCTCTGACAAACTAACTGTTTCTGACTATAGATATGTAGTTGATAATGGTACAAAATTTGATGGCGTTGATATTGGTGATTTAAAAATCAATGAGCATTCTGACTCAAGAAATAAACTTTCTGACTTATGGGTAAGAAGTGAAGACCAAGCATACTTTGACTTAGCTCAACAAACTTCAGAATTCGGTATTGATTTAGGTTCAACATTTAACTTAGATGCTTTATTAGATATTGAAACAGTTGTTAAAACTGGTACAGGATTTGATACATCTCCAGTAGGTATCTCAAAAAGATTACCGCTAAAACCATTTACATTAGCTAATGGAAAACCTGTATGGTTATTCTTATGCGATACGTATATGAAAAATAAAATGCTTAAATCTACAGGAGCTCAGAACTTATTGGCTCAAATGGACTTAAGAGGTAATGAGAATAGATTAATTAAATCTCAAATAGGTACAATTGGAAACTTCTTATTCTTAGATGCTAGTTCATTCTTTGGTTATACTGAAGGAAACATTTTAACTAATGGTTACTATGAGTATGAGAATACAGGTGTTGAAATTCCTGGTATGAGGGTTTATGATACTGTAAATGCTAAATGGTCTGGTCAAACTGGATTCTCTCAAGCGTCTACATTAAAATCTAGAGGTGTTATTTTAGGCGCTGGAGCATTCCAAAAAGCTAATGGTATGATGCCTGATTATAAATATGAAGATTCTGATTTTGGTAAATTCTCTGAGTCTTGTTTAGAAACTTGGTGTGCAGCTAAAGCAACTAAATTATTAGCAGAAAATTCTGATAATGTTGATGGTAAAATCGCTGGTTATACTTACGGTTCTATCTTCGTTGATGTGTTAGTATAAGGAGTAAATTATGGCTACAGATATTAGATTTGAAAATAAAAATAACCAAAAGAAAGAAATTTCTGTATTTGCTTCTGGGTTAATCTCAGCTGCAAGTGCATCAACTCCTGACTATACACTATTTACTCTTCCTAGAGCATCTTTAGTTACAAGAGTATTTGCTATTGTAACTGATGCTGCTGGAGCGGGAGACACGCTAGATGTTAAAGTTAATGGAACTATAGTAGCTAATGAAATAGCTATTTCAGCTTTAGGTGTTGCATCTGGTACAGTTACTCCTACTTACTTTGCTACTGGTGGTTCAGTATCAGTTGTAGCTGGTGACGGGGCAGCATTAGGTGACGCATCAGTATTTAAAATAGTTGTTGAGTATATTGAGACAGAATTATCTGACGGTGAATATACTGATTAATTAAAATAGACTCTCTCCTAAGGGAGTGAGGACTATTTAATAGAGCTCACTTCCTAATTGGTAGTGAGCTTATTTAAATAGTTAAAGGATTAAAATTGAGTAGAATTTCTAATATACTTTTAGAAGTTAGAGATATAGTTGGTGATATAGATGAAATCAAATACTCAGATGATACCTTAATAAGATTACTTAATCGAGGGATTGCACAAATAAATACTGCTGGAAATATAATAAAAGCTAAGAGTTATATAAAAATAGAAAATAATATAGCTTCTTATAATTTATCAGATATAGCACAGAAGATTGATAGAGTACAATACTTAGAAAGTAATGTTCAAAATTTAAGTTATACAGAGTTAGATAAAATAAATACTAACTGGCAAAATGTTACTGGTGATGTAGTTCAATATGTAAGTTTTGATAACAATATTCCTTGTAAATTCATTATTTACCCTAAAATTACTAATAATGTTATAGATAATATAGTTAGTAATTCTTTATATGGTGGAATAATAGATATAACAATCACAGATGGTATTTTAGAAATACCTGTAAATACAATAGATAGCTATGGGTTTAAATACTTAACAGTTTATTATACTAAAAAACCTAATAAACTAGATGTAAACTCAGATGATTTAGAGTGGGAATTAGATACTCAATATGATATACCATTAGTTTATTATATTAGTGGAGAAGCATTAAGACTTAATAATGATACATTAAATAGACAAGTAGGTGTAGACCAATTAACTTTATTTAGAGAATACATAAATGTTCTTAAAAATAAGCAAAGTCTACAAAATAATAGTGTAAACTATACAGAAATACCTTATAAAGGATTTGTATGAATATTACAATAAATAAACAAAAATTAGGTGTTGAAGACTTAGTGCTAGATTATGGAGTAGTTGAACAAGTAAGGTCTGGTCAAACTGTAGATATTACTGGATTAGCAGCTGAGCATATACCTTATGATGGTACTTTAAGTATAAAAGAAAAAATAGATAACTTTTCAGCGTCTATACAAGATGTTAATAAATTAGTATTTAATAAAGAAGCTAGTGAAACTGTAGCAACCGGCGAAATGGCTTGGAATGCTACTGATGAAACACTTGATTTAGGATTAGATGGAGAAGTTACTTTACAAATAGGGCAAGAACTATTAGTTAGAGGTAAAAATACTTCTGGGCAATCAATAACAAATGGGACTGTTTTAATGGTTACCGGAGTTATTGGAAATAGTGGAGTAATTGCAGTAGGTCCTCACGATGGCTCAAAAGCTAATGGAGTTAAAATAGCCGGAATAGCTACTGAAACTTTAGATAATAATGAGATAGGTTTTAGTTTACTCAGAGGTAAATTAAGAGGCATTAATTGTACTGGTACTCCTTATGGCGAGACCTGGAATTATGGCGATGCCTTATGGGTTAGCCCAAATGGTAATGGGGCAATGACTAATATAACTCCTACAATTACGCAACTTAAAATGTTTGTAGGTATAGTTATTAATAATACAATAAATGGTACAATACAAGTTAGAACAAATGGGATGGATGACCATCATTTTGTGGAATATGTAGGTACTATAGAAGAATTTGAAGGGGCTTTAATATGAGTTTAGTTACAAGAATAGCTCAAGAATTTAATGATGTTAGAAATCATTTACCTATATCAACTCCGTATAACTTACTAGAAGGTACATTAAGTATAACTAATGAAGTTATTACTAATGGGTTTAGTACAACATTATATACTGGTAATGGAGGAGCACAAGTTATTACTGATAATGTAGACATGTCTACCCAATGGGGTAATGATGTAAGCGAGAAATTTGGTGGATTAAGATGGTTAAAAAGTAGAAGTGCCGCTACTAATAACTTCTTATTTAATACTATTAGAGGAGTAGAAAAAGAAATTAACTCTAATACAACTGAAGCAGAAGCCACATTAACTGGAAGCCTAACAGCATTTGGTAATACTGGGTTTTCAGTAGGTTCAGCAGCAGGTATAAATACAAACCTAGCAACATATGCATCTTGGAACTTCCAAACAACACATAGAAGAACTGGAATTACAAATCACGGAAAAGCATTTACTGAACACTATAATCCATTTACTGGATTTACAATTATTAAGTATGAAGGAAGTGGGTTAGCTGGACATGAGATACCACATAGTTTAGGTAGAAAGTTAGGGTTTGTTACTGTTAAGAATTTAAGTGCAGTAGCTGACTGGTGGGCATCTACAGACTCTGTAGGTCTATACTTAAATTTAACAAATGCACAAAATCAATATAAAGCTATATTTAATGAACAAAATACACTAATAGATGCTACTGCATCTGGAGCAACAAATAATACATCAACAAACCAATACATCCTATATGGTTGGGCCAATAGTTACTTTGATGAATCAAACAAGTTAATAGGTAACTATGAGATAGGTGTATATCAAGGTACTGGAGCAGTTGGTAATAAGATTAAAACTAGAGGTAAACCAGCTTGGGTTATGGTTAAGAGATTGGATGCTGGTGGTGGTTGGTGGATTACTGACAATAAAAGGGCAAATGATGGACATATTTTGGGTGCTCATTTGGCTACAGTTGAAATTACTTCTACAAACTATATGGACTATACTACGGATGGATTTATCTTGCAAACTACTGATGCTGACTTTAATATTTCAGGCGGACAATACCTGTATATGGTAGCTTACGATACAAATTCAAATGGTGGCGGAAGTTATTACCCACTAGCAAGTGACACAGCAAATGTACAAATTAATAATGCATTAATTCCACTAGCACAAGGTATTGATAGTAATGGTGCTAAGAATACTATACTAAGCAAGAATGAAACAATTACTGGATTGACTTATACGCAAGGTAAAAATTATGTGTATTGCGATAAGAATGGTACTTATGGAGTTACTCCATATAAACCTAGGTACTTAGAAAGTGAATTAGCTAGAACATTTGCTGGTGAAACCCCTGAGTATTATGATGTTGGTAGTAATAAGTGGTTTAGTACAAGTGGGCAAGGTGAATTAGTTACTAATGGAACAGGGGTATCATTAACTGGATGGACTGGTACTAGCTATAATGGTAGTACAACTGTATCAGATTCGTCAGTACTTACATTGAGTAATCAAACATTTTCACTAGTAAATGCAACTAATAAGACTTATGCTGGAATGATTCAATCAATTAATGGTTTAACCATAGGTAGAAAGTATAAGCTAGTATTTGATATAGCAAGTACTAGCCTAGGTGTAAATATTTATGTAAAAGATACAACATTTATTGGTACAACTGTAGCTGAGACATATATATATGGTCAAGGTAATAAACAAAATTATGAGTTTACAGCTACTGCTACTATTATGTATATAGGATTTACTAATTTTTCAGCCACAGTTGGACATTCAAGTTATGTAGATAACATATCAGTATTTGCAACAGACATTGTACCAACTACTGAAATAACAAATAGTAGAAACTACTTAAATCACATAGTACATGCTGATAATGATGGTGGAGTATTATATGTAGAAGAACTACCAAAGACTGAATATAAAGATATAGTTAAAGCTAATGAGTTTAGAGGTAAGAATGCTTTATTTGCCTTTGCCGTTGTTAATATGCAAACAACACCTCCTACTATTTATAATTCATTTAATATAAGTAGAGTTATTCGTATAGCAACTGGGCAAGTAGATTTGTATTTAAAAGAAAAAGCAGACAATAAGGATTTAGCTATAGATGTTAAATCTAGGAAAAATTCGTCTTGGGCAGATAGTGGTACAGCTATAAGTTCATCCACACACGATAAAGTATCTGTTATAAATGTAGAAGCAGGTATTGGATATAATTCAGACTACTTGGTAGTAACAGTTCATGGAGGAAGAAATTAATGAAAGCATTTTATAGAATTGAAAATAATCAAGCACAAGTAGGCTCAGGGGAATTTGTTCCTGAGTCTTATATAGAGTACGAAATAGGTAATGAGCCAGAGGAGTTAGTGTTAGCTTTAGAACAAGAACAAGCTAATCAAGTTAAACAACAACAACTAGCAGAAGCTAATCAGTATTTTAAAGATACTGCGTGGATATGGGAAAAGTACAATAGAAATGTAGTAATGCTAGGTGATTTAACAGCAGATGAGTTTAGAGTTAAGTATGCTGACATAATAGCTAAGCAAGAAGAAGCTAGAGCATTGATAAATGAATTAGGAGGTAACTAATGGTTGAAATATTATTAAATAGGTGGCGAGGAACTGGTAAGATATATAAATATCTTACTGGTACTATGATATACTCTATATATTTAGGTTTACTATTTGGATTAGTAACTCAATCTATTTATATTGGGTTATTTACTGTTGTTAGTTTTTTATTAGCTGAGTCTATGGGTTTTGGTAAATGGGTTGGTGCTTTATGTTATCCTGAGAATAAAACCGACTTACAAAAAGAGTATGATGATTTAGAGGGTTATAATTTCCCTTACATTCATAAAATAGCAAATTCAATAGTTAAAGAACGAAAAGACTTTTTAAAATATTGTAATGTAGCTTTGTTCATTAGAGGTTTAATTTGGGGATTATGTTTATATCTACCGCTAGTATTTGGCGAAACTATAATTAATATTATACTAAATTTATTAAATAGTTATTGGTTATTTATTTATGGAAATATATTATTTCTTAAAGTTAGTGTACAACAAAGCAGTATATTTGATTATTTAGTAGCATCTATACTATACGGTATCGGTTTTCCGTTAGCTTGTTATTTGAGTAGATTAAAGTCATTTATATATACAAGTAAGTGGCTAATATTAAAAGATAGATGGCATACTCAAGAATTATACTATGGTGCAATACATGCTATATGTAATATTTATATAATTATAAGGATAATCTAATGGAGTTTAGTGGTTGGGTAGTAGCCAATATGGTAACTGTGGTAGTTTTCTTTATTACAGTTGGCTACTACAAAGGTAAAGTAGATACTATATCAAAGGATAATGATGCCTTACATAGTAAGTTAGATGCTTATCATAGGCGTATGGATGTACACGGAGATGATATAGTTAGATTAAATACTAAGGCTGAATTAGCTATGACGGCTAAAGAAGTGGATGAAAAGTATGTATCTAAAGAACTATTTAGACAGTTTGAAAAGCATATAGATAAGCGCTTTGATGGCTTAGAAGAAGGATTAGGTCAAATATTGGCTTATGTTAAAGAAAGGAAAGATTGATGGGAATATTAGCTAATATTTTTGGTACTGGAGAAGTGCTTAAAAAAGGATTAGATTTAATTGACGAGGCTTGGACTTCAGATGAAGAAAAAGCCGAAAATGAAGTTAAGATTATTGATGCTAAAACTAATGCAAAAGCTACTTTATTAAATGCATACGCTCCGTTTAAATTAGCTCAAAGGTACTTGGCTTTAATGTTTTCTTTTGTATACCTATTTATTATGATAAATGGTATATTAGGTGCTTTATATGGGTGGGTATCTATGGATGCTGTTAATGAAGCTAAAAGATTTGCTAATGAGATGTGGCTAGGTGAGATTATACTATTAATAGTTGGTTTTTACTTTGGTGGTGGTTTAGCAGAATCAATTAAAAAGAAAGGAAAAGAAAATGCCTAAATTTAGTAAACGTAGCCAAGATAACTTGGCTACAGCTGATAATAAACTTCAACAATTATTTAAGGAAGTTATTAAAGACTATGATTGTACAGTAATATATGGTCATAGAACTCCAGAAGAACAATTTGAGTTATTTAAGCAAGGTAGAGAAAAGAAAGATGGCTGGTGGACTAAGGTTGGGCCTACTGTAACTAATTTAGATGGACATAATAAAAAGTCTAAGCATAATTATTTACCTAGTAAAGCAGTTGATGTAGTTCCGTTTCCTCTTGATTGGGATGATATTGATAGTTTTAAAGCTTTAGCTGAAGTAGTTAAGAAGAAAGCTAAAGAGTTAGGTATTGACGTTCAATGGGGAGGAGATTGGACTTCATTTAAAGATTACCCTCATTGGGAAATTAAATAAAGGCATACTATGTTAATTAATAAATGGGATAAAGGTTTAAGTCAAGTAATAGAGAGTTCCTTAATAGATACAGCTTTTGGTACTTCTTATAATAATATAGATAATAAAACTATTTCTCTAGCTCCTTTAAAACAAGATAAGGAGCTAGCTACAGTAGTAGACAAGTATATTTATAAGTTTAAAGAAGTTTGGTTGTCATTTAATACATATAGAAGTTATGTAGAGTTTCAAAATAGACTCTACTATACAGACGGAATAAATAAACCTAAAAAGACTAGCGATGGAGTTACTTGGTATAATATAGGTATAGAAAAGCCTATAGCCCAAATAAGTACTATTAGTGTAGCCACTCCAGGTAATCTTACTGGTACATATCAGTGGTGTTATACATACTATAATATTAATGATGGTACAGAGTCTCAACCAAATGAGTTTAGTCCAGAGGTAACTATTACGGCTGGTAAAGCTACGTTCGACTTAGTTGCATCTACTGACCCTCAGGTTACTAATATTAGATTATATAGATTAGGTGGTAATTTAGTTAATATGGTTAAAGTTATAGAGCTAACTAATACTAGTGTAACTTATACAGATAATATAGCTGATATAGATGTATCAGGAGAAGCTTTAGCCTCTGAAACTTATAAGCCACCAGAAGTTACACTAACTAATTTAACAGAGCATAATACTATGTTATTTGGCTCAGTTGGACCAATACTGTATTATACTGATATAGCTTCACCAAATTACTGGAGCCCTTTTAACTTTATAGAGTTAGATGCTACTATTACAGGGTTAGGTACAACAGTTAATGGTTTATTGGTATTCACGTCTAATAAGACATATATAATTACTGGAACTACTCCTAGCAGTTTTTCTAGATATGTATTAAGTACGTCTCAAGGATGTAAATCGGCTAAATCTATTCAGTCAATTCAAACTTTATTAGCTTGGGTATCGAATGATGGTATATGCGCTTCTAATGGGTCTAGTATAGAAGTAGTTTCTCAAAACTATTTAGGTAAAGTAAATTTAGATATAAAGTCTTCAGCTATATACGACAATGAATATTATCTTGCTTTAGCAGATAAAACTATTATCGTAGATTATAGAGAAACTCCTATATTCAAGACTATTGATATAGTTACTGAAAGTTTATTTTATAGTATAAATGAGGATAAGTTATATTACTCTAAAGCTGGTAAACTTAACGAAGTATATGGTAATACTTCTAACAGAAGTTTATTATTTAGGTCAGGTAAGATAACAGAAGGTTCTATAACTAATAGAAAAAATTATAGTAATTTATACATTTATACTACTGGTACTATGGAGTTTAAATTATACTTAAATGGGATATTAAGACACACTTATATTCTAAATGACGGATTTAATGACATAGATATACCTAGCCAATATAGGTATTCTTATTATATGGAGTATGAGATTACTGGTATTAATAAAGTATTAGAAATTGAGTATAAAGTGGAAGGAAGACAAAATGGCAAGTAATATTCCAACAGTACCTAATGATATAGATGACCCGGTAATATTAAGAAGGTTTTTATTAGATTTAGTTAAAAGCCTAAATACTAAGCCTACTAGTTTATCTATTGAAGCTTCGCCTACATATAACCAGGATGATTTAAATAAAATTATAACTAAAATAAATGAAATTTTAATCTAACTTTAATATTCAATTAGATATAATTAAAATAAAGAGTTTTATGGTTATAGAAAAATGTACAAACAAAAAAGATGTTGCTAGACTATATCTTGACTTTCTAAATGAAATATATCAAGATAGGAGTGTAGCAACATTTACTAAATGTCTTAATATAGTAAATAACTGGTTTAAAGCTAAGCTAGATGTTTATGGTATAATTGAAGATGGTAAGTTATATGGTTTCTCTCTTAGTTATATAGATACTAATGGAGGAACTATTAAACCTGAATATAGAGCTGAAATAACTTATGTAGTACCAGAACTGAGAAAAACTAAATGGTCTTATAAGTTATTAAAACTACCTATAGAATTAGGTTTAAAAGCTAATTTACCTGTGGTGTCCAAGTCTACTACAAATAATGGAGTTAATAAACTTCATAGAAAACTTGGAGGACAACTTATATTTGAAGAAAGGATATTAATTGTATAGTGATAATGACTATATAGCTACTACTTTTAGAAGTAATAGATGGAACAATGAAATAACTGAATTTAGTAAGTTTAATAAAGGTGGAAGTATAGGTAAATCTGTGGGTAAAGTAACTGACTTTGTAGGGTTAACAGACTATAAGGGACAAGAAAAAGCGCAATCTCAAGCTGCAAGTTATGCTAAAAAAAGCTCTAAACAGGCTAATCAAGCATTAGATTTAGCCAAAGAAAACCTAGCTATTACTAAGGAGGGTTTAACTATTTCTAAAGAAAACCTAGCTTTTATGAAACAACAATATGCAGACTGGCAGGGTGTTTATGGAGATATAGAGAAAAATCTAGGCGATTATTATAAAAACCTAAGTGGGAGTTCTTTAGCAGCTAAGCACTTATCAGCTAGCGCTAAAGAATACTCTAATGCTTTAGCTACTACTCAACAAACATTAGCTCAGAGGGGTTTATCAGCAAGCGGATTAGCTGCTGCAACTGAAACGGCTATGGGTATGCAGAATGCTGTTAATAGAGCTAATATAAGAGCTAATCAAGATGAAATGGCTAACCAACAAAAAGCAGGCTTCTTATCTATGGGATTAGGACAAAAAGGTATGTTACTTAGTGGTATAGCGAATGCCTCTGGCCAAGTTAGTAATTCTATGGGATTAATAGGTAATGCTACTGGATTAGCAGGGCAAGCTACCGGGCAAATAATGCAAGGATATCAATACCAGGCCGGTCAACAAACTCAGATAGGCCAAAATCTATATGACGCAAATCAATCAATGAAATCTGGCTTAATAGGTGGATTAATGCAATCACCTTCAGGTCAAGGTATGCTGAACTCAGCGGCTGGAGGAATATCCAGTGGAATTAGTTCTATAGGTAGTAGTTTTAGTGGCCTAGGTAGTTTATTTTCTGATGTTAGGCTAAAAAATAATATTAGAAAAATAGGGCAAAGTAGAGGTATAAATATATATGAGTGGGAATGGAATAATGAAGCTCATAATATAGGAGCTAATACTCAACCTAATATAGGTGTATTAGCTCAAGAGGTTCAACATTTAGGTGTTGTATGTAGAAATACTAATGGCTACTTAATGGTAGACTATAATAAATTAGGAGACATTTAATGGCTGATGGAAATTATAGTGCTGGGCAAGCAATAGGTTATGCTTTAGGTGGAGGGTATGCAGCTGATAGAGAGGATAGAAGAAAAGCCGTCCAGCTACAGGCTGCTCAACTGGGTATGCAATTTGACCAACAAGGTAATTTAGGTTATATTCCGGGGAGTAAAGAAGATTTACAAGCTCAACAAATACAAGCTTTAACAGGGCAATTACAAGAAGTGGAGTCTAGGTTTATTAGAAAAGATACGTGGGATGCTGTAGAAGCAGGTATTAAAGATGGAAACTATAGCCAATTTAATAACTTTTTATCTTCTAATCAAAAAGTAAGAGATATGTATTCTAGCAAAGGTATTCAGTCTATTGAATCATTTGACCCTTACAACGATGAGCATTTAACAGCTTATGCTAATGCAGGGTTTAATACTGATGTTATAGATTATTTAAAACAAGCTAGAGATGGTAAAGTAGAAGGAATGACACCAGAAGATATTAGAAATGTAGCTTCATCATTTTCAGTAGCTTATCCTCTATATAGAACTACCGAAAATGACTATGGTGTTACATCATTAAATGACTTTGCTGCAACTACTAACTTATTAAGAGAAGCTAGCAGTAATGAAAAACAAAAAGTTTTATTAGATGCTATAGCTAATGGTCAAAATGCTTTAACTGGTATTACTACTAAGGCTTATGAAGCTAGTACTATGGCTAAACAATTAGCTAACCAAACTACTAGCATTAGTAACCAAACTAGTCAATTAAAGTTAGATGATATGCTTAGTTATTTAGAAAAGAATCCAGGCGCTAGTTTAGCTGATTATGCGGCTGATGCTAAAAGAAGAGCCGAAGGAAATACTGATACAGCTGAAATGAAAAATATTAAGTATATGGCAGAGCAATTAGGTGTTTCTCCGGCTGAAGTTTTACAACAAAAGCAACAACAAAAAAGCTATTCTAGTTTACCTTCTGAAATAAAAGTATCTCAGTATAATCAAGGTAAAACTAGAACTATATTAGATAAAGCTGGAGCACAAAATATAGCTGATGTAGATATTACTAAGTTAGACCAAGAAAACTATGACCAATTAGCTGAGTTTGCTAAAAAAGACCAAAAGAATATAGATGAAAAAGCCTTAAGAGAATTAATGGCTATTCAATCAGCGGCAGGTAAATTAAATCCTAATGATTTAGCTAAAACTACGGGTATAGCTGATGCTTCATTTAACGCTGTATTAGATACACTAGGTATAGATTTACCGGATGAGGAACTAGTTCAATCATCTAACTATAACTTAATTAAGAATAGTATTACTAGATTAAATGCTGGTACGGCTGTTACTGGCTCAGAGATGGATAGAATGGTTAAACAAATAGGTAATGAATTTAAGTCTGATAGAACAGTACAAATTAAAACTGCTGAGACATTAGAAAATATGGCTGACCAATACGAGGCTTATTCTAAAACAGCTCCTGCATTCTATGCAGTACATTTAAGAACCAATGTTCAAAACTTAAAAACTGCAGCTAATAAGCTAAGAGGTAAAGATACTAAAGAGCTTGGTAAAGGTAGTGGAAATATTCAAAAACCAACTTCAAAACCTAAATACAAAGAAGGTGATACTGAAGTATGGAATGGAAAAACATTTAAGCTAATTAATAATCAATGGATAGAGCAAGGAGCTAAGTAATGAAAGTAGACATAGAAACTCTTAAAGACACCTTTAAGATAGGGTATGAGGCATACGAGGAGTCTAGAGAGGAAGCTAAGAAAGTAATGGACTACTTCCATAATAGACAATATACAGCTGACCAACTTAATACATTAAGTAGAAGGGGTCAGCCAGCTGAAACATTTAACATAGTTAAATTATTTGCTAGAATGTTAATAGGTTATTACTCAACTGTAGTTAATACAGTTAGGGTAACACCTCAGCAACAAGATGATATTATGACAGCAGCTATATTAGGCGATTTAGTTGATTATACATTTAGAGTTAATAACTTTAATGCTGAAGGTGATAAGATTAAGTTTGATGCTATTTTAGCCGGATTAATGTGTAGTTATCAGGATGTTAAAGATACTAATGAAACTGATGAATTTGGTAGACCTATATACGAGATTAAAACTCACCATGTGCCTAGTTTAGAGATTATCTTAGACCCTATGAGTAGGCTAGAGGATTATTCTGATGCTAGATTTATTCATAGATATAAATGGATAAGCCAAGAAGCAGCTATAAAACAGTTTGGAAAAGCTAAGGTAGATAAACTAGACGCTTATTACAATCATTTAAATATAGATGAAGCTGAGTTTAGTTATACATATAATAATGAATTTCAAGGAAGTTATAAAGTATTTGATAACTATTTAGTAGTTCATACAATTATAGAAGATGATAATGGTAAAATATGGTCGGTATTCTGGTCAGGTGAAGAGATACTAGATAAAAAAGAAATAACTTATAAAGAAGTAAAGTTTCCATATAGAGTTCATAGAGTACATCCTAGTGATAGAACTGAATACTATGGTATTTTTAGAGAAGTTATAGCTTCTCAGGATGCTATAAATCAAGCTTTAATTAAAATACAATTAATGGTAAATACTCAAAAAGCTTTTGTACAAACTGGAGCAGTTGAAGACTTAACTGAATTTATAGATAAGTTTAATAGAGTAAATGCTGTTATACCTGTGAATGACTTAAGTGGTATAAGAATAGAAAACTTAACTAGAGAGGTGCTAGACCAATATACTGTTATAGATAAAGCACTAGATAGAGTACAAAGAATATTATCTATTAATGACTCTTTCTTAGGTATGGCATACGCGTCTGACTCAGGTTCTAAAGTTAAGTTACAACAAAATGCATCAGTAGTAGCTTTAAGATATTTAACTAGTAAAATAGAACAATTCTATAGATTATTAGGATGGGATATAGTTAATTTAATTAAGCAATATTATACCGCACATCAAGTTGTTAGAGTTGCTGATGAGTACGAAGGTAATAAATGGGTAGAGATAAATAAACCAGCTTTAGTGCCTAGTGGTCAAATAGACCCAATGACAGGACAGCCTATATTAAGACCTATATTCGAGGAAGTATTAGACCCCGCTAGTAAAAAGCCGTTAATTGATGATAATGGTAATTTATTGATGGCTCCTATACCTACTAAGGATAGTGAAATAGCTTTTACAAAAGCAGATATAGATGTAGCATCTATAGCTTATAATGATGAAGATGAAAAAACACAGGTAGTGTTAGAACAATTTATTAATGGTCCGTTAGGTAATATGTTAAGTCAAGTAGACCCAGTTGGGTATTTTGCAGCTGGCGCGCTAGCAGTTAAAAATACTAAAACTAAATATAGTCCAGAGCTAAGTAAAATACTAGAAGCTGCGGCGCAAAAACTCGGAGGAAATCCTATGGCTCAACAGCAAATGATGCAAGGAGATTTAGGTGGTCAAATGACTCAATCACAAGCAATTAATCAAATGAGTGGGAGAGCATAATGCAAACTTTTGAATTAGGTAAAGCACCATGGGAAGTAGAGGATAATACCTCTACTCAACCAATGACTTTTGAAGCAGGTAAAGCACCTTGGGAAACAGAACAACCTAGCGTGGATTTAGGCTCTATGTCATTAGTTGGAGCCTTAAAAGGTACTCAACAAACCCCAAACCCTTTTGTAAGTTCAACACCTAAGGAAGAACCTATTATGGATTTAATAGGTCAAAGAGATATAATTGGTACTCAAAATGATGAGTCAACTAGAGTTAAAACTGTACAAGAAGTTAGGTCTAATATAGAAAATCTATATAGTAGATACTCAGATATACCTAAGCAGGTAGCAAGTTATTTTGGAGATAGCGAAGCTAAGACTGAACTACAAGTTAGTAGTAAAGCATTAGAAGATAATATACTTAAAGAACTTACAGCTAGAGGATATTCTAGTCAATTTAGAGATGGTAAATTGTATGTAGCAGAAGACAATGGAACTGAAACTGAAGTGCCTGATAGCACTTTCTTACAACAATTATTAAGAAGTAAAGGTGAAATGACTGGGGCTATTGGTGGTGCTATAGGTGGAGGTAGATTGGGGTTTAATATAGGTTCTAAAGTTGGTCCTGTAGGAGCTGCAGTAGGTATAGCACTAGGGGCTACTATAGGTGGCGGTATTGGAGCAGCTGGTGGTTCAGGAGCTGATGCTTTATTATCTAATTTTGAATTAGTTAATAAAGTTAATGATGATGTTATTTATGCTAAAATGGCTGATGCAGGTATAGCTGATGTTATTATGGCCCCTATAGGTGCAGCAGTAGCTAAAGGTGTAGTAGGTGCGGCTAAAGTATCCGGTAAAGCTATGCAAGGAATATTTGACTTTGTGTATGATAGTAATTTAGATGGCGCTTATAAATTGGCTTTAGACCAGGCTGGAGTAACAGAAGCTCAAGCGAAAGAGATAGTTTCTAATGTTGAAAACCTGGTTGGCCCTATGAGAGGTTCACCAAAAGAAAAAGTACTTCAAGCTTTAACGCAAACATATAAAGGCGGAGAAGGTATAGTTCAAGCTGCTAATATTTTAGACCCTAAAGCATCTGCTAATATGGCATCACAAGTATTTCAAAGAGCTGAGGATGTTTTAGCTAAAACTCAAGAATTATCAGCAGATAATATTCAAGCTATATTTAAACAAAATATAGATGGTTATATAGATAATGTTAAAAACTACTATAGTACTGTAAAAGAAGCCCCGCAACAATTTACTAAAGATTATAGTTTTGACTTTGATTCTTTTGGTATAGAACCTATTATAGATGAAATAGGTAAGAAGGTTGAAAATCCTGCAATTAAGCAAAGATTTGTAGATACTTTAACTAGAATAGAACAGGCATCAGAAGGTAGAGGATTTAATGACTTAATAGATTTAAGACAAGCTATTAATGACATTAAGTATAATACTAGTAAAATAAAGTATACGGACCAACAAGCATTAGATAAAGCATTAAAATCTATAGATGATGAAATAACTAGTGCAGCTAAAACTCATATACCTGAGTATGATACATGGCTTAAATCATTTGATAATGCAAAACTAGAATATGCTAAAATGAAGGATTTGGAGTCTAATGTACTTTATAAATCATTAACAAGACCAGGGCTTACTGAAGATACTGTAGTTAAAACATTCGCCAGGTATATAGGTGCAGGAGATAATACTTTTTATCAAGTAATGGAAAAGTTACCTAAAAATGTACAGGATAGAGTTGAAGGTTCAGTATTAAATATGTTAACTGAAAAGTTTGCAGCAGGTACTGTTGGTGGAAATAGAGCTATTTCATTTCCTCTATTAAGTAAAGAGTTAAAAAAAGTTAGTTGGCAATCTCCACAAACTAAGCAGGTTGTTAGAACTATAAATAGAATGGCTGATGTTTTTCAAAATGATGTAAACTTAGCTAGAGTATCAGGTAATATAGAAGTACCGAGATTCCAAAGTTACTTAACTACTGACCCTATTGTTAGGTTAAAGTATGAAGTGGCTTCTACTATATTTAATCATATAAAACAATTTAAACCTGGTAATGAAGCCGATGCTTTAGCCTTAGTTAAGCATACTGGTAAGTTATTAGAGAATCCTTTGCATAGCAAAACTATTAATGATTTAATGAAAGCTCGTCCTATGGAGCGTAGAGAATTTAGGCAAAAGTTAGATTTTAGTCCAGACCTATCTAGGATACAACAAGCTTATATAGAAAGACAGCAAGCTATGAAACAAATGTTTGGTAAAGAAGCTCCTGCTAGATTAGTATGGAATGCTGACCCAGAAAAATTAGCTAGAATACAAAATCCGACTCCAACTACATTACCTAGTGGACAAGGTTTATATGCTACACAAAGAGGTACAGTAGGAGTTAATCCTAGCGAGATTGCTTTATCTGATAGAAGTGATGATTTAATTACTGAGTTTATTTGGAAAAACTCTAATGCTAAAAATGATGATATAGTTTCTAAAGCATCACAATATATGGATGATAATAGGTATATGAATATTATGAAAACAGCCAGCTCTAAATTAGTTAAGAATAATATTGAGGCTAATGCTAAAGTAGTTGCTAATAGTATTAGAGCTGAAGCTGGTATATTAAGAAAAAGAATTGAAAAAGACTTTGGCCTTAAAATGCCTAAAGAAGAAGCTGAGAAATTAGTTTGGTTAAAATATAAAGAAGTTATGGAGAACTGTAATGGCAAGTAGTTGCACTAAATTAATGAAAGAAGCTCTAAAAGCATCAGAGAACCAATTATTTGGTTCTCTTGCTTTTGCTACTGTTGGAGGATTAGCTACTGGGATAGAAGAAACAGATAGCGGATTAAGTATTTCACCTATTAAGTTCTTAGAAGGTGCTGCAGCAGGCCTAGGTATTAAGTTTGGTATTAATAGGTATTCAAATAAAAGTAATATAGCTATGGACTTAAGTCATATTTATTCTAAATTAACTAAAGACCAAAAAGGCCAATTGATTAAAATGTCTATAGAGCCTAAATATATAATTACTGATGCTTTTACTCCTAACTTAAGTGATACGGCTAGGTTTGATTTAGCAATGAAAAAATTACCTTTAGCTTCTAAAGATGGTTTATATGAGCAAGAAGAACTGTGGGATAAAGGTAAATATTTTGTAGACTGGGATGGGTTTCTACGTAAATGGATAGATATTAAATATAGTGATGTTAAACCATTAACAGAAAGAAAATCTAAAGTATTAAATAAGTTACCTAAATATTTACAAGAAGCAATACCTGATTTAAAAACTACTGGTAGAGTTAATAAACTTCGTGAAGAGATATATGGCAGCTATGCCTCTTATTTTCCTATTAAAGATAAAATAGAGTCTAGTAGTACAAGTATACCACATTTATTACACGAAACACAGCATGCAATACAAAGTTTAGTAGGTATGGAAAGCGGAACAAACCCTGGTAGATTTAAAAATAATATCTTAAGTTTCTATGGCGGAAATTCTAATACTGCCTATTTTAGTAATTTAGGAGAAATTTATGCTAGAATGGCTGAAAGTGAAACTATTGATAGTTCTCCACTATTAAAAGCTTTAAATAAATATAGAGATAAAATAAATATAGAAGGGACTAATGGCCCAACTTTATTAACAGGCATAGCTAGCAATTCAAAAGCCCCTATTGGACTTAAACTTTTAGATGGCCAATTAACTATGGAGGATTTACCAGAAATTAGAAAAGTTATAGAAGGTGTTCAGGAAACTAATGATATGTTTTTCTTATCTAATGAAAAATTACTTAAAGAATATGGAATATCTACTAGTATTAATAAAGTTGAAGATAAAATAAGTATATTAAACTCTATAAAAACTATTAAAGACTTAGAAGCTAATATGGACCTTATTAAAGAAGGTAATGAGTTATATAGACAACAGTATATAAGTAAATATGGACAAGAACCTTATATGAGAGACCCAATGAAAGTATTTAAAGATAATAAGCTAGAAGCAGTCTCAGATGCCATATTTGGATTATCTAGTTCTGTTAATCCTAATTTACTAGGTAAATACTCAGTGTATGAAATATTAGATAATTTACATAAACTTAAGGATTTATAATGGCAAATAGTTGTAATAAATTAATGAAAGATGCTATAGAAGTAGCTGGTCAAGAGTTTAAAGGTATAGAACTTAATTATAAGCTAGACGAAGTACTAGGTAATTTAAAACCTAGTATGAAGTTTACTGCTGAGCAATTAAAAGGATATTTACTTAAACAAGGTGTTTCACCTAATGAAATAAAAGCTAGTAAAATGTTTGAAGGTTTTGAGACCGATAATAGAGCATTACCTATTAGTGATTGGAATAATTTAGGTGGTAGACAAGTAATAGGTAAAAGAGAATCATCTGGCTATGAAGATATTACTCTAGGGCAAAAAGGGCTTGATGAAAGCTCAAACTATAAAGTTAATGAGTTTTTATCTGCTAAGCCTGAACTACCTACTAATTTAAGACATCAGTTTAATGGTAGTTATAGCGACAAATTAACACTTAGAGATACTATAGACCCAATATATAATTTAGGTAAAGAGGCGTCAGATATTAGAAAAGCCTATAAGGAAAAAGGTATAAGTATTCAAGAATTAATGGCTAACCCGGAAAAGTACCCAGATTATCATAATTCTTTAAAACAAGCTAAGGCTCAAAAATATAAGGCTAAATTACAGGAACAAACTAAGGCTACACAACTAGGGTGGAATAGAGTTCATCAAGATACTATTAATGGTAAACCTACTACAGTATTAAATGAGCTACAATCAGACTGGATGCAAGCTGAAAGGCAAGGAGCTGGTACTTTTGAAAGTAAGTATGAGGAGCAGAAAAATAGATTTCTTAATGAACTTAATTTAACTGAAAAAGACTTTAATGAATTAGACCTATCAGAACTATATAATTTAGCTAGGAACCGAGAGCAAGAAGATTTTTTTATGCAATTAGCTAGAAAAAATAAAATAGCCGATTTTCCATTAAAACCAGAAAAGTTCCAACAGTTAATGATAGTTGATGCACTTAATGAAGCTATTGAAAATGGTACTAATAGAGTAGCTATACCAACTGTTAGGCATGGCAATGAGTTAGTAGGTACTGAAGGAGTTACTAAATTCTATCAAGACTTAAATAAGAAGGTATTACCTGATATCAGAAAGAAACTAGAAAAACAAGGTATAAGAGTTAAAGTTAGTTCTGAAGACTATAATGGTAAGCAAATACCAGGTAGTTTTACATTAGAGGCTTCTGATACTTTTATAGATAGAAACTTTGCTAATTTATCAAATACCGATATAATTAATATAGAAAATTATTTACGTAATAATGAAGTAGGCTATTTAAGTGAAGACTTATTAAGACAAGTCAATATAGCTCTAGACTTACAAAGTAATAATAAAAACAAATTACATATTTTAGAAATAGAGGAGGTTCCAAATACTAAAGTTAAGTGGGATGTTTATGGCTTACTATCTAGTATTGGGTTAGGTGCTTATGCTATTAATAGTGAGGCTAATACTACATTAGAGTCGTCAATAATAGCTAATAAAAAACCTATAGAAACTAATAAAATGTCTGAACCTATAGTAGAAGAAGATAAGCCTATAATAATGCAAGAAAGGCCTATAGAAATTAATCCTGATGATTATAGAGATACAGTAGGTGGTGTTAAAGGTTATATAGCTAATATTGAGTCTAGACAAGCCGAAGGCATAGCTAAGTATAATTTGAAAAATCCTAATAGCAGCGCATTAGGTAAGTATCAGTTTACAGATGATATGCGAAAGCAATTATTTAAAGATTTAAAAATGACTCCTAAAGACTTAAAGTCTCCAGATAAACAAGAAGAGGCTATGACTTACTTAATAGGTGTATATAAAGATAGGTTAGAAAAGTGGGACTTACCAGTAAATAAAGAAAATATGTTTATAGTCCATAACTTAGGAACTACTGGAGGTATTAGAGCTCTAAGAGGTACATATACTGATACTGATATACTAAATATGAGAGGAAACTTGCCAGAATATTTAGCCCAATCTAATCCTTATGAAGTAGTTAAAAACTATAGTATGTATTATAATGTAGATATTCCTATTACTAGGACTTTAAAATCTATGGAAAACTTACCGCCAAAGAATACCAAGAAGTAGTTATAAACTACTTCTATTAAAATAGCGGTCAATGAAATTAGTTTTATTGACCGCAACAGTATTATGTACTTGTTCAGATATTCCACCTTTAACTAATAAGTAATGAACATTTATAGGCTCACTTCTTTTCATATTAGCTTGCCTAGCTCTTCTTTGTGAATACCTAGCTGTTGAGAAGTCCATTGAATAAATACATAATGTTTTGAAATGTGACAAGTCGACCCCTTCTGCAAAGCTAGTAGCTTGGAGAATTGTTGCTTGTTTAAATATTGATTTAAGTTTAATCTCTTCTTGCTTAAAATGGTAAAAGATAACCAAGGAGTCCACATCACCAAAAGTGTCAAGTATAAATTGTATCTTTTCTTTATTCTGTAAGGATATTGAGCTACTCTCATCGATTTTTAGTGTTCCTCCTTCTAATTGATATAACCCTTGTAGTAGTTTCATAGGAGTATCAGCTACATAACTTAACTCTTTAATAATACTATCCTTATTTAACTCATTATATAATAACTTAGTTTTATCATCTAATTCTATATAATGAACTATGTCATTAGGTTCGTGTTCAAAACCTAATTCTTGCCTTGTATAACTAATAAATAGTTCTTTAACATCAGCTTCTACTTTATCTATCTTTACTTCATTATATTGCATAATCTGTCTACCTGCAGCAAATATACTTTTAGGTATTCCATATACTTTATGCCATTCATAAAAGTTTTTATACTTAAGCCACGGTGACCAACTACTTAACTTCATTTGATGATATAGCTGTGCATATGTCTGAGCGCTGGGAGTAGCAGATAAAAATATGATAGGCTTACCTTTAGTTAATTTATATACAGACTTCCATATAGTACCTACTTTAGGATATGCTGATAGATTAGCATGTGCTTCATCAATAATTATAAGGTCATAAGTCTTAGTACTATCAAGCTTATGTAAAGACTCATAATTAATACAAGCATAGTTTTTATTAATTTCCTTGAACTTTTGTAATGTATCTTGCCAACCATCTAATGCCTTCTTTTTAGTTATTACTAATATATTATTAGCTTTAGTCTTCTCACATAATAGTATAGAAGTCAAAGTCTTGCCTGTTCTTTCTTCCATACTTAAGTAAATTATTAATTTTTCTTTAAGTATATTATAAGCTCGCTCTGCTATTTCAATTTGATGATTATATGGTTTCATCTAATAACCTTTTAACTTGTTCTAAGTCCCAAGCAACTATTACTATACCCTTAGCTTGATTAATCCACTCTATATTTAGCTTCTGCAGTTCTGAAGTATTATATTTAGTTTTAGGTGTTTTAACTTCAATAGCTATAAACTTACCTTTATAACAACATATAATATCAGGTACTCCAGCTTTACTAGCTTGAATAACCTTAACTGCATAAGCACCTTGCAGTTTTAAATAATCAAGTATTTTCTTCTGTATTTCTGATTCTTTCATATCTATCCTTATAACCTTTTTTATCTTCGATATGCTCAAATATATAATCTTGATGTAAAAACACCACATTATTAAACTTAACAGTATAGCCTGTATGAAATGCTCTAGCATAGTCGAATTGGCTATCTGTGATATCATATAAATATTTAGCTTCTGCTCTAGTTAGATAATACCTACTAGGTTTAGTAGCTTCTGGATGCATCAAATTAAACTCTTTTAATATATAATGAATGCTACCTTTTGGTATACTTAACTCTTTAGCTATTTGCCTAATACTTAAACCTAATTGTTTTAATCTAGCAATTTCTTTACGTTGCTCATCGGAATATTTCTTTCTTCTTGAAGTGTCATAACCAACATAAAAACCATATTTAGTCCGAAACATTTTTATCGTCTCTTACTCTTATATATGTAGGTTGAATATAGGTATCTATTATTTGCTCATACTCTATTTCGATAATTTTACCTATATAGTAGCTATGTAACCCACTCCTATCATAATCTGATAATCCACTCCCTACTGCAACTATTCTACCGTTAGAGTCTTTAAGTACTAATGAGCCAATTTGCCCTACATATTTACCTGTTCCTTCAATTATATCAATACATAATAAATCGGCTGTTTTTCTATATTTTAGTTTAATTGCAGTATTAACTCTTTTACCAGCTTCTTGTAAATGAGTAAATTGTTTAATATAGCAACCTTCAAAACCTTGATTACACCATAATTTAGCAGTATCTTTAGCTTCTGCTAATGCCATAGGCCCAAAGTAAATAACTTTATTTATAAAATTACCTAGTTTTAGGCTATCTAATATTTGTTCTCTATCAACAAAACTCATATTTGGTATAATTAAATCAAAAGCTTTAAATCTTTCCCTACTGTCAAAAGAAGTAGATAAGCCTTTTTCAAAATTAGTTCTATAAGTAGTTAACTTACAAGCCTTAGTTCTATCCCCAAGTTTACCATCTGATGTACCTATATATTCACATTCAAGAATAAAGCTATTTTCAGGGTTTAATGCAACTAGTTCATTAGCTACTTCAGGAATAAAGAACTCTTTATTTCCTGAAGTATAAAACTTAACATCTTTACCTACTTTATGTATTTGAACATAATTACCGTCAAACTTTCTGCTTAAATACCAATTATCTTGTAATAGTTTACTGGTTGGTACATTATCTATATCCTTACCTTTACATTGCTCAATAAACATTTAATATTCCTTTGTCAATTAATAATTCTTTAATTCTATTTGCAGGATTAACCCACTTAGGCCCTTTCATAGTTTTACCATCAGCATTTTTAACTGTCCCTTTTTGCTCATTGGCTTCACAAACTATAATAAAAGCCTTATTAATAATATCTATAGTTAAATTATAGATAGCTTCCCTATCAGTTGCTTTAGTTAATTCTAAAATATAATCTTCTATTTCCTCTGTAGCTTTATGAAAATGGTGAAAATAGTAACCTCTAATAGTATTATAAGCTTGCTCATTTTCATAAAAGTTATTTAAGTTGCTAGCAGTATAACTATAATCTATGCAACCATATTTAAACTCTATACCTTGCCATACAAATTTCATATCACATATAGCGTCAATCATTTCAATTAAATCATTTTTAGCTAAATTTTTATAAAACTCTTTAACCTCTTCACTTAATAAAGCTAAGTCAAATGTAGGTTTAAAATTATCATTACCTCTAGTTCCACCACCTAACTCTTCAGCTACTGGCCCATCATTCCATATTGCTACTCTTCTCATTTTGTAATTCCTCTTAATTTAATTTTATTCTTAGGATTAATAATCCAACCATCATTATTAACTATCTTTCTAAATAAATCTGTAGTTATCTTAATGTCATTTAAACAGTAGTCAATAACTTTCTGATACTCACCTCTCTGCCATTGAATAGCAGCATTTCCGCCATCTCCAGTTTTAGGAGGTAAACCATTAGCTTCACAAGTTTGTTTTAAACTATACCCCGCGTGAGTAGGATAAACAAACGGTGGTTCAATACCTACTGCTCTCCACATTTCAACTAAAATATCATAGTTAACTACTCTATCTGGAATAATAAAACCATTAGCTTTAATTAGATTATCATCAAAATGTTGATTATTAAAACCTACTAGTACATCACACTCATCAAGTAGTTGTTGAAAATATTGTAATGAAACCCAAGTATTTTGTTGCAAATTATCTGGTATATTTGCATGATTAACAAAAGCTACTTGCTCCTTAGTCCAGTTATTATATGTACCAATAACTGAAATACCCATATTTTCGTGGTCATCCCAACCTTTGCAATATTCAATACCTTCAATAGGCTGCTCATTCTTATAATCAGGCATAATAGCCTTAATAATTTCACAATCATAAATTAGAATTTTCATCTTTAACTCCTTCTTCACTAAATGGAAATAAAACTATCTCCATAGTTTTATATACATATTTAGCTAAGTCATAACTTGCATTATAACCTTTCTTATATGCACATACCATAGATTTTGAGATACCTAGCTTATTAGCTATTTCAATATCATTCAAACCATCTTCTTTTAACTTAACAAGCAAATCTTGTATCTTCATTATTATATCCTACTTTTCATAATTTATGGATTAATTTTATAAATTAATTATAAAATTTAATATTCGTTTAATGTAACATTTGGCCCAGGATTGATTTTAATTTTAAACCATATAAATCTATAGATATTAAATAATTATCAATCCTGGTCAAGATATGGTTTAAAATTTAAGCCATATTTCAGGATTTCCACTTCCAAATTGTTTAAATTTATCTAACCTAAATATTTTGCCTAACTTACAAGTGCCTGGTGAGCGGCTTACAATTAATAAATCGCACTCAGCTAATTCTTTAATTGTGATAGCTACTTCATTAGCCCTAGGATTAATTTCTCTTCTGATGCTAGGGGGTAGCATATTAAACCCAGCTAATGATACAGAACGACCTTTTACTAAGGTCGTTAATAACTCTTTATCAAACTCTGGTCTAACCGGTAAATTACCTTCTTCATCTATATACTTATTATCGATAGTTAGTAATATAGTTCCTACTTTCATATTAAGCCTTTAATAAAAATTTAATAGCTGGGTGTGGGTCATACTGAAACACTTCTATATCTTCTTTTAAGAAGTCTTTAATATCTTGACCTTCAACTGCTACTAGTCTAGCTAATGGAATTAATTTAGGTTCTAATCTATTAATATACTCATAAGCACCTTCAATATGTTCATTATAAATATGACAATCACCTAATGACATCATTACTGAACCTGGAGTAAATCCTAATTGATTACATAATAGTTTAATCCATAAATAAGCTAATAAGATATCACTTGGTAAACCTACCATTATATCAACTGACCTTTGATTCCATATCATATGTAACTTATTATCATTATCTACATAAAATTGGTAACTATAATGACAACAGTGTAAGCTTATTTTATCAAATCTATCAGGCCTCCATAAACTAATAATATGCCTTCTGCTGTAAGGGTCTTCTTTTAGGGATTTAATTAAATTTTCTAACTGATTAACTCCATTAAAGTTAAATAGTTGTTCAGAGTAATCTAGTTCTAATCTACCATTAGCATCAGCCCATAAATCCCAATAATTACAACCAAAAGATTTAAACTCCTCTACTGATTTAGCATTATGCATAAATGCAGCAAACTCTCCTAATACACCATTATGAAACATTCTTCTACCATTTAATAGTGGAATAAAATTAGGTTCAATACTTAAGTCTATAGTTATAGTTTTACCAAATAAAGCTTTAGTAATTCCATTTCTAGTAGTTCTGCTCTCTCCATATTTTAATATCTCTTTAATTAATTGTTTATACTCAAATTCAAAATAACTCATTTGCTAACCTTTCCATTTTTAATCATCCAGTGTATAAACATAGCATTGCAAGCTATATGCGCTGTATGCTGTAGTTTAGACTCTTTATCTTTATAAATACCTTTTTTAATATCATTTAAGTGCCTTTGTAAAGCACCTATATATCTATTAATATCTTCATTTAATTGCCAATTGTTAGCTTCATATTTAGCGGCACCCATGCTTAATACCTTAGCTATATCCTCTTCAAAGAAAGGGTCAACTAAATCAAATCTAGGTTTATTGTTATCATATTTAATAAATTTGGCTACTCCTATTTTATCTTCTGACGGTTCAATATAAATAGGATTAATATCCTCAGATACAATAGGTTGAGTATCTTCAATAATTTCATCACACACTGGTTCAAATGCATAATCTTCGTCACACACTGGTTCAAATGCATAATCTTCGTCACACACTGGTTCAAATGCATACTCTTCGTCACACACTGGTTCAAATGCATACTCTTCGTCACACACTGCTATTTTAGTAGGATAATCTAAATCGCATGGCCCAGGTTTTTCTGTACTATCATAATAGCCATTTTTATTAAAACTCCTCCCCCAATCAGCTTTTATACACCACCTTATATCAGGTATTATCTCTTTTATAACAATCTTACTGCCATCTTTACACTGCCACTTATCACCAACTATTACGTCATAACCATTAACTTGCATTTTATTCTCCTCTAAACTTATTATTTGGATTAAATAGTTCTAAAACTATATTGCCATCTTTCTCAATTAATTGATGTACAGAAACTAATTGCATAGTTATCATAGCATCAATAATATCCATACCTTTATCTTTATATGCTTTAACTACAGTATTCCACATATCTTCTTCAGACATATTATCTCTAAATAGTTTATCTACTTTAGCTTTACCTAATCCTGGAACACCTTTAATACCATCAGTACTATCACCAATAATAGCTTGTTTATAGTTATATTGTAATGCATTATACTCATCTATTGTAACAAAATGAGGCATGATAGGCCCACTCTTAGCTTCTAACTTAGAATAGTAATTAAAGTGAGTACCAGGTACTGAGTATAAAATATCTTTATCAATTGCTGCCATTATATACTTATCTGGCTCAGCTTTTTTCTTGTAAGCAACTATATCATCAGCTTCCCATTCTGTACTAATACTGCCAGGATACTCTTCTAATAACATAACTTTTAACTTATATAAACCTTCTGGTCTTCTAGTACCAGTTCTATTAGCTTTATATGAAGGGTCTACTGTATACCTAAAATTCATACCGCTAGTAAAATGTAGTTCAGCATCACAACATCCAGTAGAGTCAAGTATTTGTTGCACTTTCTCTAAGGCATGATTTAAAGCATCATCCATATTAATATCCCACTTCTCTTCTTGAGCTTCAACATCAAAATATTGATACTCACATACACTACAAGCTGCAAAAGCTACTGTGTCAGGCATCAATCAAAGCGATTTTATCGTTTTTAGCTGCTTTAGGAAATAATTCCACTGCCTCTGTTTCAAATAATAATCTGTTTGACATTGACCCCTCCTTATTTTGAATTTCATTTGTAATACTCATTTTATTCTCCTATATGTTGGTTTGCTCCTATGCTCATCTTTATGAGCGTCTTCAGTAATAAAAATACAGTTATCAGGACTATATCCTTTACTATTAACTTTTCTATGTATATGTAATTCTTTAGAATATCCATTAGCTAATGCCCAAGTTTTAAAAGAATTAAAATCTTGTAGCCATTCATCACATACATCTATACCTTTTGCTCCATAACTTTTATAATGAGAGTCTTCAGGATTATAACATCTCTTAATCATATTATGGTACTTTGTATATAATACTGAAGTAAATCTATTACTAGTTTGTTTACATAATTCTCCATGTTTATAATTAGGATTATTTTCTCCTGTATAGGTACATTTCTTACACCTTTTAGCTTTGCCTGATTGTAAACTACCTCTAGCTGTTATCCATTGTTGCTTACACTCTGGACATTCAGCATAAAGATATAAATTATACCCTCTATGCTCTAGGTAACCTAATATTTTAATATTATTAATAACTTCAGGTAATTCATAAGCTTTATTATTTCTTATATATTTCCTAGATAGCATTTTAATACTCCTTAACTATATGTTCACCTGTATTAGGGTCAATCCACTCAACTTCAACCGGCATAGGTATATCTTTATAATATAACATAGGTAATTTACAAAACTCTTCCCATCCTTTTTTCATACATTCTGCTAATCTATCAGCCCATAGTTGCTCAACAAACTTAGGTGTTCGTAAATAAATAGCATCATGAACACAATTAAAGATATATTTAATAGCTTCTGGATAATCTCTACATAAATAATGCACTGATAGTTTTGTTACTTCAGCAATTCCGCCTTGAGTAGCAAAGTTAATAGCATCAGTACCTAAATTAGCCATATTTTTAGTTCCCATAGGTGTTTCTACTGGAACGGATTTATAATTATTCCACTTTTCTTTATGGTAATTATTAATCCCTTGATATCTAGTAGAATAATTACGTTTAATCATATTACACTCTTCTTTAGTGAACTTAACACCATAGTTTACATAAGCATATTCTTGAAATGAGTCTGCTGACATACCAAAAATAAACCCAAAACTAACAGCCTTACCTTTTTGTCTCTCCACCTTAGTAATATCTTCTGGCTTTTTATCAGGCATAGCTAATGTAGCTGCAATCTTATGCAAATCTAACCCAGCTTTTAACTCTTCATACATAGTAGCATCTTTCATAATACTACAACCAGCTCTAAGCTCAGCAGTTGAAAAGTCAGCATGAACTACTGATGTATCTTCAGTAGGTTGATGGAACAGATACTGCAAATCTCTTGTAATTTGTTGAGCATTAATCCCTCTAGGTAAGTCACCACCAGTTGATGTAAATCTACCAGTAGCAGCACCTGCAGGATTAAATCTTGTTTCAACCCAAGGAAAGTTATAGTTATCTAAGAAATTCTTACGTTTTAATAATCTTCGTTGAGTAAATATATTCTCAGCTAATTCATTACCATCAGCAATTAGTTTAATTAAAGTATTTTTATCTGTAGAAACTACTCCTAGTGCTTCTTTACATTGCTTAGGTGAATTAGGATTTAATCCTTGTAATTTTCTTTCATAGCTTTTAATTTTTACTTCAACTTCATCTAACTCTTTTCTTACACTTTTTTGGTCTATTAGTAGAGTATTTTGCTGATACTGTACTGCATACTTTAAACTTAGTATATTAATCTTATATGATAATATATTTCTAGCTTCTTGTATTCTTCTATCTTCCCAGATTTTAGATAATGCGTATACATCAGTGGCTGAATATCTAAGTTGATTAGTTGATAAGTAAGCCCCTGGTTTAAAACCTAGCTTTTGTAATGACTTCTTATCTAACCCGTCATATAAATAATCATAACCTAATCTACTAACTATATTATCTAGTTTAAACTCTCTCCATTCTGGATAAGCTAATCTTGCTAAATATAAAGTATCATCAAACTTCTCTGTAGTTATACCTAACGTACCAAAGTCATAGTTTCCACCTTGCCAAATAGTCCACATAGGTTTTAACCACTCTTTAATACTATCTAATGGTATAATATCTGTATCTAAAATATAGATTTTCTCATCAGTTTTAGGTTGATATACTTGCACTAATCTAGTATCTATATATAAACCACCAGTTTCAATATCAGAAAAAGTCTCTAAATCTGCTTTAAAGTGTTGTACTTCTTCTATAGTTTTGCATATTACATAATTAATCATTTGTTTCCTTTTATTGGGTAACTATCCCATCAGTTTAATTGAATTGAATTCTAAGAATAAAAATAAAGGGAACTTAATCCCTTTATAACTAGATATCTACTTTTTCAGTAGCTACTGTTTCAACACCCATACCTTCAGGTAAAAGTTCAGAATGTCTTTGTTTTAACTGATTTAAGAAGGCATCAGGAGCTTTAATTCTTTGAACTTCGTAACCATGCCCTTTAGCTTTTTGTTTGCTGTTAGGTATTGCATCACCTTTAGTCCATTTTTTAGTAATTATATAAGCTTCACCTCTTACCATTCCCCCGTTAGCTATTAGATTTTTCATCATAGTATTAGGAATAATAGATTTTAATGTAGCATTAGCCAGCATTTCATCGGTTGTTGCTAATGTATGATTAAAACCTACACCTTGTAAAATATCAAACTCTCCATACTCTTGTGAAGTTGCTGAAGTTTTATTATCATAATAGAAGGTTGTTTGATACCCATTAGCTGCTATAGCTAGGTTATCATATGTATAAGGTGATTTACCATCCATTATTTCTGTTTCGAACATTGCCATTGTATTTCCTTTTATTTCGCATAATATTATTAAATGTAGTTAATACTACAAAACCTGATTGGACTATAATAATTTAACTATAATCTCAGCTAGGCCACTCAAACGAGGAGAATAGTGGCCTAACTGAGATTATTATAGGTATGACTCTATAATAATCCCGAACTTAATATAAAAAGGCTGTATCGCTCAGCCGGCACGTGAGGAAAGTGAGCATAACCTCACTGATAAGTTAGGCCTAATTAACTTATCAGTGAGGTTATAAGAGGATTGAACCTCTTATAATTATTCTGGTTTAGTTGATAAACCTTCGATTGTTGAATAGTCTGGACCAGCTACATTAGCAATAATTTCTTTAGCTACATCAGCAGTAACATTACCAGCTAATAAATCGTCCATAACAGCTTTTTCAGTAGCTTTTTTAGCTCCAACCGCTTTCTTTCTAGCAGCTTCAGCAGCTCTTGATAATCTTTTTAATCCCCCAAATTTATTGTTTTCATTGCCTAAATCTTCATAGAAGTTATCAACTGTAGCTTCTAACCATAAACCTGAAACAGAACATAATAGATATGCTTTACCATCTTTAGCATTTGCAACAAATACATCTTCAACATTTACTGAAGCTCCACCTTTTTTAGGCTCTAATACTTCAACTAATTCTTTATATAATTTTGTAGACTCAGCTACACCATTAGCAGTTAAAATTCCTACTACATCTTCTAAAATTGATTTTTTACTTGCCATTTTAATCTCCTGATTTTAAATTTTTATAACTTGATTTGGCTATCAAATTATTTATACTGAAATTATACAATACCAATTATTAAATTTAGCTTAAATTTTAGCAAATTTTGTAAATTTCAATATAAATAATTTAGTTTACCTTAAGCTTAAGGTATTTATTAAATTATAAATACCTTTTTCTTTGCCCTAGAAAGGGCGACGTACATTAATCTAGCATAAGTGTCATAATAGTTATTAATTATAGCCTTCTGAATGTCCTCTTTAACTATAAATACTCGCTCAAACTCGCTACCTTGCGACTTATGGACTGTACTTGCAAAAGTATAATCCATAGTGAAGGCTCTATCTAATGCATAAAGCCACTTAAAATTGCTTTTATCTTCTACTGCCTTTTGTTTAGCTAACTTTTTAACTAAATTAGCGTTATGAATACCTACAACTACTGGAACTATTACCTCATTAACCTGAATAAATTGAATATCATTGTGGTCTATTAAGGCTTTTAATGACTCTTTAACAAATTTAGAGCTAATTTGACTATTTTGTAGCCATAAAGTACCGGCTTCGTAGTGAGCTAATAACCTATTTATATTAGGTTGTATAAACTTATCTACTTTAACAGCTAATGAATAATTACCTAGCTGGACCATTTGGCCTTCATAAGATTTAATCCCTAATTTATTTGCAATAATTTGATTATAATAGCCTACACACTCATTTGTATAAGCCAATAATCTATCCGTATTAGGATTAAAATCATCAATTTTATTGATAAATATGACGTTTTCAGAAGGCATAATTTTTAAATCTTTTTTATTTTTACCTTCAACAAAATGTACAAACTTAGTAAATAAACTTACTAAGTCTGGCGACTCAGCTCTGTGCTGCTTAGTCAAATGCTTAGTTGTACTTTCATCAATTTGTATCTGTTTACCCTTTACAGGTAATAGTTGATATGGGTCTAAAAATACATAAATCTCAATATCTGAAGTGTCAAAGCTATGAGCCTCTTCCAACTTAGCTGTTATTTCCATAAACATATCCTCAGACATCATACCACCTTCGTCAATAACTATGGTTTTATAACTATCTATAGATTTATCTAGTTTAATAGTTACATCAATATGATTAATATGCTCAGCATCCTCATTAATACCTGGTACCCAACCTAAAATAGAGTGAATAGTTTTAACTTCAATAGCTATATCTTTCATGTTATCCACTAGCCTTTTAATAGCTTTATGAGTTGGACATAAAACTACTGTATTAAGTGGATTAGCTTTCTTTAGCAACTTTAATAATGTCGTGGATTTACCTGTGCCGGCAAAGCCCGTAACATACCATATATTCATTTTATTACTCCTTAATGATATGCTTTATTAAGCATATTAATAAAGAGTAAATTAGGTTAAACTCCTAATTTACTCAAACAAAAAATATAGATATTGTCAATAGTCTATTTAAATAAACATTTACAATAATTGAAGGCCTTCGCCAAAACTTGCCTAGGAAAACGGCTTAAATTAAACACCAGCTAAGCTGGGAGTGCTTGTTTAATCTACTCTAATTTTTATAGAAATATTGTTAAATGCTAAGTCATCTACTAAATAGCAAAACCTATCGTAAGTGTTCTGTTAATCTGCCTCTAATCCCATAGGCTCAACTAATTACTAACTTACTATAACTGAATCCTATTAATACAATGGTTCCTTTAAGGCGTATTTCCTTTCCTATAAATTATCTACCTATTCCTACTAGTTTTAAAGCTTCTACATATTCTAGGCACGTAAACCCCAGTGAAGCTATTGCTACAAATAAAAGGCTCAGTATTAATATTTTAGTATCTTCATTCATTTTATTAAGTCCTTAATAGCATCAAAGAACGTATTAACTCTCATTTCTTTCCTCCTCTTCTTTAATTATTATTGGTTCATAATTATCTTTAATATAATCTTGAATTGCATAAGTTAACCCGATATCTATACCAATTTCTATTATTGCTAATAGGTCATTTTTATCTATATCATTTTTAATCTCATCCCAATCTGGATATACTTTACTCATCTTTCTCTCCAAAGCTAACATTATTCATAATCCTTTAACCATTTAGGTAAATTTCTTTTTGTATATTGAAGTATATGTGCTTTATCTTTAGCATAATACTTTCTATAACCTTCAACTGCATCAATACCGCACTTATGCTCCTCTGGTAATGCTTGAGCAAATGGCTGTAAACCTATATCAGGTAAATGTTGTTGCATTAACTCGTGGTTTAGGTTTTTAAATACTGTATAAGATTTATGCTCTCTAGGTTCATAGTTATCAACATTTTGCTCATCAAACCTATATTGCCATTCATTATGTAATGCCTCAACTAAGTCACATAACCAAATATAGTTTTGTTTAGACTCTCTAGCCCATATTGTACACGGATGCATAGCATGTGTAGATTTATATGGAATATCTTCAAAGTCTAAAGTTTTAAGGCTAAACATACTATGGTTTGTGCATATCATTTGTACTGACTCAAGTATCATTTTAACAATATGTTTATCACAATGGTACTCAGCGTATTGCTCAACATTATAATCCAAAACAAAAATATTCATTTTCAGCTCCTCATTTATTTATACTGTAATTATATCACAATTAAATTGAATTGTAAATAGTTTTTCAATTAAATTTTTTAATTTACTTTTCTACTTCTCTTTCAACTAATGCAATAACAATTTCTTTATTTAATTTCCACCAAGCTAAAGCTTTACTATCCATACATGCTATTTGAGTATCGTAAAACTCTTTCCATTCTTGTAGTGTATAGCTTTGACATCCTATATTTAACATATCTTTAGTATAACTAATTAAATACGTACCTATTTGTAAAGATTTAATTTCCTTACTATTTCCGATACAATAGCGAAGGTCTGCATTACTAAGGTCTGCATTATTAAGGTTTGCATTACTAAGGTCTGCACCTCTAAGGTTTGCATTACTAAGGTCTGCACCTCTAAGGTTTGCATTACTAAGGTTTGCATTACTAAGGTCTGCACCTCTAAGGTCTGCACCTCTAAGGTCTGCATTACTAAGGTCTGCATTATTAAGGTCTGCATTACTAAGGTCTGCATTACTAAGGTCTGCATTATTAAGGTCTGCATTACTAAGGTCTGCATTATTA